ACTCAAACTGTCACCCCCCCCCAGCCTTTTAATCAACACATAACACTTTTATTCGTTTTCAATGCAGATATCCATTTATAACAAACAAAGCAATCCCCAAAATGACCGCAGTTACAATAGATCCTATTTCGCCATTTAACAATGATTTACACTTGTCATCGATATCCTTTTGCGTTGTAAAGTCAAAGCTAAATCCGCAATCGCTACAGTATGCTATGTTTTTATGGTGAATTTTCTTTTCTACTGACGAAGAACCAATGCCGATTCGCCTTGCGTTTCGAGCACCAAAATTCGTATTAGAAAATCCCGTTGTGTATCTGTCGGATGAAGAACCTTGTGTTATATACTTAAATTTTATATTACTATTGCCGCACATCGGACACACTCTTTTTGTCGGCTTTTCTTTTGCGGCCTTGGAACGAGCAAAAAAGCAACATACCGCAAGGCCGATTGAAAAGAAAAATGCAAACTCGACTGCCCAAATGCCAACCCACATGCACAGCCCCACTATTAAAATTATCCCCATAATCGTAAACATATCCTGCACTCCTCCGCATATATTAACATTCCGTATTGTATTCTGGCAGGCCACGGCAGATGCCCACAGCCACGCCTTCGATGCGCAAATCGTTTATTTCTTCTTTCGTGTAGGTCATCGGTGTAAACCGAGGGTTTTCTGGCTGTAAAATCACAGTGTCATCATGCCGATAAAAATGTTTGAGCGTTGCTTCATCGTCAATCAGTACCGCCGCTATCTGCCCGTTTTCGACATTTGGCTGAGAACGGATGCAGACCAGATCGCCGTCCTGAATTGTCGGGGACATCGAATCGCCCTTGCATACTAAAGCAAAGTCGGCTTTCCACAAAGACGATACACCTATATACCGTTCTATGTTTTCCTGCGCCAGAATCGGAGTGCCGCAGGCAATGTTACCAATCACGGGAATGGCCTTTGTATCGGGTAACGGGATGAACCCTTTAGGGACGGCTTTGCCTTTTGCCTCGTGCGCCGCATCGCGCTCCATCGCCTGCCAATCCTCCCACACGAGGCGACTGTTACCATGATGTTTTTCCGTCAATTCATTAAGAATCGCATTAGGAATAGCGTCAAGCCGATTATCTGGGTCATCGTCCCAATTATAATCATCTGTCGTCCACCCAATTAAATACTCTGGCGTGGTTTTTAATGCATGGGCAAGTGCAACTATTTTACTGTGATAGGGGTCAATTTTGCCCGCTTCAATTTTTGCAATGGTTGAGCGCGTTCCGTATCCGACTGTTTCAGCAAGTTCAGCCTGCGAAATGCCGAGACGATTCCTGCACAACCTAATTCTATCACCTATGGAATCCATAAAAACCTCCATATAGCGTAATGTATAAAGTTTTCTTTATATAATATCTTACTACATAAGTGACTAAAAATCAAGTTTTTTTTACTTTTTTAAAAAAAGCTGTTGACAAATAATCACTCTGGTGTTATGATGCGTGTAGTGATAAATAATCACGCCCCGAATAGAGAGGAGGTTTGATAAAATGTTCAACAGTTTACTTCTTGAAATGGCAATCACCCGTTCGCAAATTTCAAAGCGTACTCTTGCAAAAAAGCTCGGCATATCGGAGCAAGGGCTTTATAACAAGCTGAACGGCATTAGCGAGTTCAAGGCAAGCGAGATCCGTGCCCTAACCGATGAGCTGTCTCTGTCCGCGCAGGAACGAGAAGATATTTTTTTTGCAAAAGGGTGATTATTTATCACTCTTTGGAATGAGAGGTACAGCATGGAAAGCAAAATGCAGATATTTGATAGTGCCCAGTTTGGGCGGATTCGCACATTTGATGTCAAAGGCAACCCATGGTTCGTGGGCAGAGATGTCGCAGTGGCTCTTGGGTATAAGGAAACCGCGAAGGCTGTTCGTGAGAAAGTGGACATCGAAGATAAAGGGGTGTCCGAAATAGACACCCCCGGCGGTAAACAGCAAATCACAATCATCAATGAATCCGGCCTTTATTCCCTTATTATGTCCAGTAAGCTACCGTCTGCCAAGCAGTTTAAGCGCTGGATTACATCTGAAGTATTACCCAGCATCCGTAAAACTGGCGGTTACATAACCCCCGAATCCGTACAGTCGAGCGGCCCCATCAGCCCACGGCCAAAGTTTCTCAGTCAAAGCGTTGCGGAAATGATGGCCGAGGCAAAAATCTGTGATTCCCGTGTTTCCTTGGCAAATCAATGGCTGACACTGTTCCAAATCGCCACTGACCCAGAGATCAAAGAAACTTGCATGCTAAAAGCCGCATCCGTGCTGAACGGCGGCGTGGACATTACATCAAAGCCATCAAACCCGACGACCTTGTCCTCTGGTGAAAACACGGCATCGGCAATGTCAGTTTCGCAGGGCGACCACGAGCTGCTGAACGCCCGTCAGGTCAGCGAGCTCATCGGCATCGCACCGCAGCGTATCGGAAGACTTGCAAATCTAAATAATCTGAAAACCGATGAATATGGCGCATGGCTGGAATACGATGGCCCGTTTGGTAAAAAACGCAGATTTTTATATAACCGCAAAGGCGTTGAACACCTGCGTGAAATCACTCAGAAATAGTACATCCAACAGAGAGGTACAGCATGGAAAGCATCACAATCGACTTCGATAGGATTCCAGATAAAGAAAAGCGAGTTCTGGGCGACACGCTCTTTACGGCCTGCAAGGCGTTCTACGAGAATCCTGACAACCTTGCCCGGTACAACGCATGGAAAGCAAAGAGGGAGGCCGCTCATGTATAAGATCGTGAACCTCACGGGCCGCATATCGCTTTTCTTTGTGATTGAAGTCGCTATGTACTACGCCATGTTCGACCCGCTTCTTCGCGTCTTTTTTGATCTCCCCATTAACCCATTGATGTTCATCGCATCGTGGGCGCTCCTGCTTGTCGCCGCCATCATCGACGATACGATTCTCCCCGTTTTCAATTACGACAAGGGCACCGATGCCCACGTCAAATAAATTTTGGAGGTAACACACCATGATCGAACTGAAAGTAACCGTTGACGCTCCCGAACTGAGCGCCGCCATCAACCATCTGGCCGAGGCCATCGAAAGCAAGGGCGCTGACGCCACCGCCGCCCCGGTAAAAAACTCTCGCAGCAAGAAAGCCGCTGCCAAGACTGCCCCGGACGCACCTGCGGTTTCTGCTCCTGCCCCGTCTGAGCCTGTCACTCCCCCGACCCCCGTTGAACAGCCCGCCGTGACATCTCAGCCCGTGCAGACCCCCGTCATCACTCCTGCACAGCAGCCTACTCCTGCCGCTCCCATGGCCACGCCTATGATGCCCCAGCCCGTTGCAACAGCTACTCCCGTGATGACCCCGCCTGCTGCTCCTGTGGCCCAGCAGTTCATCCCTCAGCCTACCACTGCACCTGCTCCCGCTCCCGTCGCTCCGGCACAACCTCAGCAGAGCAGCGTCACCCTTGAGCAGATCATCAACGCCGCCATGCCGCTGATGAACAGCAACCCCGCATTTGCTATGCAGCTGCAGGGCATCCTCGCAAAGTACGGCGTTCAGGCCGTCACGCAGATTCCCAAAGAGTATCTGCCCAATGTGGCCGCTGATCTCGCCGCCCTCGGCGCAAAGTTTTAAGGGTGCTGAGATGACGGCGTGGGAATATGATGCCCTGCAAGCGCTACTAACTCGCAAGGCCCAGAACAACCCACACAGCGGAAAACGCGCCGAGGGGTATATGGATGGGATTCTCGCGGCGAAAAGTATTCTTCACGCCTTTTATCAACAGCAAGAAAAGGAGAAAGCAAATGGCAAGCCCTGAAATTCACGCCAAATGCGGCGCGTCCAATGCGCACCGCTATCTGGTCTGTACTGCGTCGCCTACGTTTGAGGCGCAATTTCCGGTCAGTACGAGCGTCTATGCCGAGGAGGGTACGCTGGCGCACAGCATTTGCGAGTTGTTCGTCAAGACCCGTGGCGATGTGGATGCAATGGCTGAGGAGCTGCGTCCCCTGCAGCGGAACAAGCTCTATCAGCCCGAAATGCTGACCTGTGCCAAGGTTTACTGCGACTGGATTATGGAAAAGGCGCTGGGCTACACCAATCCTCCGGCAATTATGACGGAGCAGCAGGTAGACTTTTCCGATGTTGTGCCGGAGGGCTTCGGTACTTGTGATTGCGTGATGATCGGCGATGACACGCTGAACATTTTTGACTACAAACACGGCAAGGGTGTCCGTGTGGATGCCGTGGGCAATTCGCAGATGCGGCTTTACGCCCTCGGTGCCCTTGCGAAGTACCGCCCCCTGTACGGCGACACCATCAAAAAGGTGCGCATGACCATCATCCAGCCCCGAATCAGCGCCGACCCGTCCGAGGATGAGATGACCGTGGATGACCTGCTGGCGTGGGGCACTGAAATCCATCCTCTCGCCGTGGAGGCGTTCAACGGCCCCGGCGTATTTGTTCCCGGCGAACACTGCAAATTTTGCCGGGGTAAGGCAAAATGCCGCGCCCGTGCCAACATCAACACGGCGCTGGAAGATTTCGCCGCCTGTGTACCTATGGGCCGCGTCCCAGCCGATGAGCCAAAAGACAACATCACGCGCCGCGCGATGGGTCTGCAAAAAGCGCTGACCGATGATGAAATCGGTCAACTGCTGAAACGCGGTCAGTTTTTGGTGAGCTGGTATGACGATCTCAAAGCCTATGCCCAGCAGACCATCCTTGACGGCGGTGAAATTCCCGGATGGAAAGTTGTTGCTGGCCGCAGCGTTCGCGCGTTCCACGATACCGATGCCGCGTTCCAGACGCTTATCAAGGCAGGCTACGATGAGGCCATGCTTTATGACCGCAAGCCCGTTTCTCTGTCCGAACTGGAAAAGCGGCTCGGCAAGAAAAAATTTGCTGAACTGCTGGCCGACCAGATTGACCGCCCGATGGGCAAGCCGACGTTGGTTGACGAATCTGACAAGCGCGAACCGTACAACAGTGCCGCCGCTGATTTTGGAGGGGTTTAACCCATGTTTGACGATTACGACCATATCACAATCAGCTATCACCATCGGGACGATGGCTGGTTTGAGATGGAGCTATATCTGCCACTGTTGGTTGACTGCCCCAAAAATAAGATGCCCGCTATCCTCTCCCAATTCATTAAAGATGAAAAGTGCGAGGATAAGGCCAAAAAGCTACTGGCCTATTGGGAGCGGCAGCGCGATAAGTACGAGCGTAATCGTAAGGACGCGGCAAATGCCTATGTGAACATCTCTACCGAGGTGTCAGATCTGCAAACCGTCATCCGTACTAAAAAGCATCCTGTCGGCACTCGGCTATCTAATACCGAATTGCAGGATGCTAAAAAACAACTTGCAAGCAAAAAGGCTCTTAAAAAGCGCACCTACGATACTTTGAAATTCAGCTATAACCGCAAAACACGGCTGGACTTCTTTATCGAGATGCTGAAATGTCACCCCAAATTACAATGGGTTTTCAATTCTGAGGAGGTACAGAAATGAAAGTTGAGAAAAATAGCCCTCTGGCCCAAATGCTCTTGAAACTGGCCGCTGAGCATGACCCGAAACTGCGCGAGGCTATCCGCAACGGCGAGGTTGAGGGCGTGAACATTATCGCTGTCGGCGGCGCACCCGATGGCGAAGTCAAAGAACTACTGGAATCTCTCGCCAAAGACGAGGATGACTGCAAGAATTGCGAAAACCGTGATGGGTGCGAGGATGCCAAGGCAGCTACACCTTGCGATGATGCTGAGGATGCAGATGATGGCATCAGCATCATTGACGAAATTCGCAGTATCGCCGATGACCCGGACATTCCTGAGAGCATCGCGGCCCCGGCCCGCGTTGTTTTGGCGGCTGCTGAACTCATGGACATCTTGAATCCCGTCCCGCGCATGGTTTCTCCGAAACGGATGCGCCCGTACACTGCCCGCCGTGCGGCAATGCTTGCCGATGTCAGCGCCGCCATCCGCCGCGCTCAGACCGACATCCTCGATGCTATGCACCGCTACCCCGAATTTGCCGAAATCACCGATGCCTATTTCGATGATAGCGACGAAGAAAATACAACTGAAACCGAATAAGAAAGGAAATGTGTCATGTATAACAACGATGCACAGAGATGTTTGACCGGCGAAGTTCGCCTGTCCTATGTCAGCCTCGACAAGCCCCGTCAGCCGCAGGGCGGCGTGGGCGATGCCAAGTACAGCGCCACGCTGTTGATTCCTAAGACCGACACCGCCACTATCGCCGACTTCCGCAGTGCCATTCAGGCGGCGGCTCAGATCGGCGCGGGGACGCTGTGGGGCGGTATCATCCCGCCGAATTTGGGTTCCATCATCCACGACGGCGATGGTGTGCGCCCCAGCGGCATCCCGTTCGGCGATGAATGTCACGGCTGCTGGGTCATCACCGCCAGCACCAAAAACAAGCCGCAGGTCGTCGGGCAGGACAACATCAACGTCGAACTGGCCCCGCAGGACATCTACAGCGGTATGTACGCCCGTGTGACCGTCCGATTCTATCCCTTTAATACTGCTGGCAAGCGCGGCGTTGGTTGCGGGCTGGGCAATGTGATGAAAACCCGTGACGGTGAGCCGCTGTCTGGCGGTGCATCTGCCGCATCTGATTTCGCCGGTATCGGCAATGCCGTGGCTCCCGCTGCTGCTCCTATGCAGCAGGGCTGGCCGCAGGCAAATCCTATGCCGACTGCCGCTCCGGCTGCGCCCGCGTACCAGCAGCCTTACTCCGCGCCTGCCGCGAACCCGGCACCGTGGAACGGCGCTACACAGATGTATGCTTCTGGCGGCGCTGTGAATCCGCTGACCGGGAATCCGATGTAACACTTCCCCGTAGGGTACTTGATGCCCTATTTGACCCAGCTACCACGCTTTTCGGCAGGGTACTGGTAATTAAATAACCATCCACCTCTTTCTATACCGGGAGGGGCTACGGCCCCTCCTCTCATATACTCGGATAGCTCAATGGTAGAGCAAGCGCGCAATGTCGGTTCAACTCCGGCTCCGGGGCAGAAATCAAGAGGAAATCCAAGCCCGTACATAAAGGAAAGGAACCTACAAATGAGCTTTGCAACTTTGCGTAAAACCGTCTGCACCGATATTGACATCGGCACTGCCCTAAAAGAAATCACATCCAATCCGCACATTGGCGATGTGCTGGCCTTTGACTTGCTGGATGGCCGTCGCATTGAGTGCACCGTCACTGACATCGACGATAAGGCCATCCGCTTTGATTCCGTGGATTGCCTCGGTGACGACATGGCCTATGGTAAGGTCGAAAAATGGCTTGACCGCATCAATCATCTGCTACCCGATGAACTGCGCAAGGCTATCGTCGATACCGAACGCAAGCATACTATCAACGGCAAGAAAATTAGTCGTCTTGAACGCCTGTTCCTGCCTGCCATGTCTGAACTGTTCAGCGGTGACAGCGTTCTCAGTGATGAGGATCTGTATAAGCAGATGGATTGGTACAAAGACCGTCGGCATCGCATGAAAATGTATGAACACAACGGCGATTCTACTGCCTATTGGACATCTTCTCAGCGATCCGGCAGCTCCTCCGCCTTCTGCTATGTGAGCGCCAACGGCCATGCGAGCAGCGACAACGCCTCCTTCGCGTGGCTGTCCGCGCCCGTCTGCTTCCGTATCCGTAAATCGTAATTATCCCCGCGCCCCTTGTGGGCGCGGTCTACGCGGATTCCCTTATAAATAAGGAAAGGAAATGCCCAAATGAAAACCAGATTTGACAGCGTCGAGATTTGGCGCACAAACAATGATACGGCTGTAAGTATCAAGGAACTGGAAACCTCGCACCTTATGAACATTGTACGGATGCTCTTGCGCCGCCCCGAAACCGTGCAGACGATGCTCGTCTGCGATATTGAGCGCCAGACCCGCAATGTTTGGAGAGCGAATGATCTTGTTGACGAAGATGCCGTCGCATCTATCCACAATGCCACATCCATGACGCCCCGCGAGGTCGTCCAATGGGTACAGGACACCCCCCTGTTCAACACCATCGTCTTTACCCTTGAAGGGCGTGGGGTCAACACATCCGTGCTGATTGGCTCTGTTCTGGCTGAACTCGGATATGAGGAGAACGGCCATGAGTGAGCAGCTACACCATTTGAGTATTGACCTTGAAACTTACAGCGAGGTCAACATTGGCAAGGCGGGGGCGTATCGGTATATTCTCGATCCGTCTTTTGAAATTCTGCTTTTCGCGTACAGCCTCGACGGGATGCCCGTTGAGCGTATCGATGTGGCAAGCGGTCAGGTCATCCCCCTTTGGCTAAAAAGTGCCATCAAGAATCCCCTGTACATCAAACACGCCTACAATGCGGCTTTCGAGTGGTTTGCCCTCAGTAAATATCTGGGCTTGCTACCGCCCGATCAGTGGCGCGATACGATGCTCCACGCGCTCTACTGCGGCTATCCCGCATCTCTGGATGCAGCGGGCAAGGCGATGGGCCTGCCCGAAGATAAGAAAAAGCTGGCGACGGGCAAGGCCCTAATCCGTTATTTCTGTGTTCCCTGCAAGCCCTCTAACGCCAACGGAAACCGCACCCGCAATCTTCCCCAGCACGACCCCGCCAAATGGGCGCTGTTCAAAGAGTACAACGGGCAGGATGTCGTCACCGAAATGGAGATTGAACGCCGCCTGTCGGCGTTCCCTGTACCCGCGTTCGTTCAAAAGCAATGGGAAACCGACCTGTTGATGAACGCGCGGGGTGTGGCCGCTGACATGGAAATGGTGAGCGGCGCTCTCGTCATCGGCGCCACGGTCAAAAGCCAGTTGATGGCTGAGGCCCGCCAGCTCTCCGGGCTGGACAATCCCAACTCCATCAAGCAGCTTGCCCAATGGCTGACCGATGCCACGGACAGCGACGCAGAAATTACCAGCGTCACCAAAGAAACCGTCGCCACGATGCTGAAACAGCCGCAACCCGCCAATGTGCAGCGGATGCTCGAAATCCGGCAGGAACTCGGCAAGACCAGCACCAAAAAATATGATGCGTTGGAAACCTGCATCGCAGATGATGGCCGCGTCCGTGGCCTGCTCCAATTCTACGGGGCGAACCGCACCGGGCGCTGGGCGGGCCGTCTGGTGCAGGTGCAGAATCTCCCCCGCACCTATATCCACCCCCTGCCCCCGGCGCGTCAGCTCGTCAAAGATCGCAATATTGATGGTCTGCGGCTGATGTACGGCAGTATCAATGATACGCTGTCGCAACTTATCCGCACGGCCTTTGTGGCGACCCCCGGCAATGTCCTGATCGATGCCGACTTCTCGGCTATTGAGGCCCGCGTCATCTCGTGGCTGGCGGGGCAGGAATGGCGGCTTGAAGTTTTCCGCACCCACGGCAAAATCTATGAAGCGTCGGCATCGCAGATGTTCCATGTGCCCATTGAGAAAATCAAAAAGGGCAACCCGGAATACGCTCTGCGCCAGCGCGGCAAAGTTGCAGAACTGGCCCTCGGCTATCAGGGCGGCGTCAGTGCGATGCGCCGCATGGACACCGGGCACAACCTCGACGACCTCTCCGATGATGAAGTCAAGGGCATTGTTGATAGATGGCGCGAAACAAATTCGATGATACGCGATTTGTGGAACATTGTTGATTCTGCCGCCGTCACCGTCATCACCAACGGCGGCGCACAGACTATCCGCTCCGAAACCACCGATGCCGTCATCACTCTGGCCTGTGAGCTGGATGTCATCACGGGCACCCGGTACATGACGATTCTGCTGCCGTCCGGGCGCAAGCTGTACTACCCATCCCCGGAAATCGGCGTAAACCGCTGGGGCAATCCATCGGTCAGTTATATGGGCCAGAATCAGACGACCAAACTCTGGGAGAGGGTCGAAACCTACGGCGGCAAGCTCGTGGAGAACATCGTGCAGGCCATCGCCCGTGACTGTCTGGCAATCGCCATCGAAAACCTTGAGGCACAGGGCCTACACGTTGTATTCCACATCCATGATGAAGTCGTCATCGACACGCCTGCATGGGCCGACAATGACACGATGCTGGACACCGTTACAAAAATTATGACAAAGCCCATCCCATGGGCGCAGGCGCTACCCCTCAACGCGGATGGCTGGGTCGATAAATACTTCAAAAAGGACTGATTGCCGTATGAAAGCGTTGATTCATCTTGACCAGAACGGCAAAAAGGTCATGGAACGGCGCGTCCATGAGGCCGTTATGAAAGAACGCGCCGACATCAGCACCCGCGCTCAGTACGTTTGGGCGCTGTCCATGCTCCAATGTGGTTTTTCCCCGCGAAGCGTCCAGCGTGTCGTCAATCATTTTGATGCTGTCGTGGACAAGTACATGGAATACCAGACCGAGGATTTAGGCGACCTGTTCATGCGCTCTATGCTCCATGATTCGGGCGTTGAGGTCAAGGCAACCAGCCGAGAAAGGAAACGTAAAAGAAAATGAGCAAGGTACAAATCACCGCCTTTACCGGCGAATACTACTTTTTGAGCAACTACTGCGACTGCCCTATCACCATTGATGGGCTGACCTATCGGAGCGCTGAGGCAGCTTTTCAGGCGGCAAAATGCAATGTTCCGATTGACCGCGCGGCGTTCTGCACTGTCCCGCCCAATGTAGCAAAAGCCATCGGGCGCAAAATCAAGCTGCGCAAGGGATGGGAGAAAGAGCGTGACGGCATCATGGCCGATGTCATCCATGCGAAATTTTCCCAAAATCCCGCCCTTGCACAGGCTCTTATCGACACCGGCGATGCCGAGCTGATCGAGGGTAACACATGGAACGACAACTACTGGGGCGTTTGCGGATGCGCTCGCTGCCGCAGTGAGGGCACCAAGGGCCTGAACAAGCTGGGCAAGATTCTGATGGCCGAGCGGACACGGCTGCAGGCGGCTACACCCGCCGTAACCGAGGAGGGCTGACGATGGTACACCTTGGAGACATTACCAAAATGAGCGGGTACACCATCCCGCCCGTGGATGTCATCACGTTCGGATCACCGTGTCAAGATTATCCCGAATTTCGGAATAATCAGAACCTTTCCATCGCCGGGAAAAGGGCCGGTATGGCCGGAGAACGCTCTGGGCTGTTCTCTGAGGCTGTCCGCATCATCCGCGAAATGAGATACGCCACTTTTGGCGCGTACCCCAAATACGCTGTCTGGGAGAATGTTCCCGGCGCGTTCAGTTCAAACAAAGGAGAAGATTTCCATGCCGTCCTGCAAAGCCTCTGTCGGGTCATCGACCCCGACGCTGTTATTCCTAGACCTACGGACGCACGGGGGGGGATTAAATGGCCCCGCGCCGGGGCAATTCTGGCAGACCACTACTCGCTGGCGTGGCGAACAATGGATGCCCAGCACTGGGGCGTTCCCCAACGTCGCCTGCGCATCTCGCCTGTCCTCGATCTTACAGGTGGGCGTGCCGGAGAAATACTATTTGAGCCGGAGAGCCTGCGAGGGCATTTTGCGCCGGGCGTCACGCCGGGGCAAGCAGCTGCCGGAACTGTTGAAAACGGCGCTGGAACAGCAGATTGCACAGATGCCATCCCTGTAAACCTCCAAATTGCGACCCGCCACAAATTCCTCGGAGAGAGAACGGGTCTTGGCGTTGGGCAGGCGGGTGATGCCGCCTATACATTGCAGGAGGGTCACGAGCATGGGGTCTGTTGTCCTGATATTGCCAAAGCATACACCTTAAAAATCCGCTCCGGGTGTGAGGGCGGCGGCAAGGGTGCGTTGGTACAGACCGAAAAGAGCGCCACCCTCTCCACCTTGCAAGATCAGACGCTTTTTGTGGCGGAGCAGCCAAAGGCATACAGTTTTGACAGTTTAGCGTCCAATTCCATGAAATCCAGCAACCCGCACAGCGGGTGCCGCGAGGTTGAAATCGCAAAGACCCTTGACGCCTCACCGCCTGACCCCGCAAAGAATCAGGGCGGCATCGCTATACTGGATGCTCTGCCGTTCGATACAACGCAGATTACCAGCCCGCAGAACGGCAGCAATCCGCATTTCGGCGACCCCTGCCATCCTCTTGCCGCTACAGCGCATCCTCCCGCTGCTGTGTGTCTCAACTACATCAATCCCGTAGCCGAGCCGCTTATCTATGATGCGCGGGGCAACGGCGACGGCATCACATCTCCTACCATGACCGGCGACCACAACAGCCGCGTCACCGACTATACAGCCATCACATTACAGGGCGATACCGTAGCAGGTGCGCTACTGGCCCGCGATTATAAGGGCCCCGGCAGGGCAGATTCTCTCGGTAGAGTAATTGCCCAGCCCGTAGGCGCAGACCTATATAACGGTACTCTAACGGGCGATAGGGCTGTAACTCTGACGACTGCTACCGGGCAGGGCGGAGCTAACACAGGGCCATCGGTGATTGAAAAAATCATCCGATGGATTGTGAGGCGGCTGACCCCTACCGAGTGTGAGCGCCTGCAGGGCTATCCCGATGGATGGACAGACCTTGGTAGCTGGATAGACAGCAAGGGCAAGACCCATAAGGACGCTGACACGCCCCGATATAAAGCACTGGGTAACTCCATCGCCCTGCCGCAGTGGTACTACGTTCTCGGCGGCATCTCTGATCGTCTGCCGGAGGATGCCACCCTCGGCAGTTTGTTCGATGGCATCGGCGGTTTCCCGTATGTGTGGGCACAGCTACACGCTGGGCGCAAAGAGTT